AGTGAAACATTCTTCTCTATTTGCTCGTTGAGCTTGGTCTCCATGTCATCTAGTTTTTCTACCATGCTTTCTAGCACATCATATTTATCATCAGGGATTTGTACATAATGTTCTTCAAAAAGACTCTTCATTCCACCAAGGAATGATTCAGTCAATTCTGTTTTGAGTCCATGCTCAATAGCAAGTTCGTTTTCAACGAACCACTCTTCTGAGACATACTCAAGATAAGCATCAACTCTTTCTGCCAATTCAGACTTAGTTGACTCTACCTCTTCTACAAGCTTCTCATCAAATTTAGCTTGCATGTCCTCAGCCAATTGATTGACCTTAGACTGCAAAGCAGCTTCAAAAACTGTCTTTGCTTTTTCTCTAAACTCTTCAGATAGTTCTTCACCACCTAAAAGAGCATTGACATCTGCTTCAATGTCAATTTCTACTGTTTCTTCTTCTACTGTATCTTCTGTAGTTACTTCAGTTTCTGCTACCACTTCTTGGTTATCTTCTAGTTCCACTTCATCACCTGATTTTAACGCTTCTCCAGCAGATAATCCTTTCATAGGGTCAGCAGGTTTTGCACCTTTGTTAACTACATCTTTTACTGTTTTAATCTTAGGTTCCTTGATCTTTGCAGAATCATTAGTAGGACTATAATTTTCTGGTGAAGGACCACCAAGATCCTCATAACCAACTGATGTTCCACCAGTAGTTAATTTTGGCATAGGGTCTCCTGGCTTTGCATTTGCAGTTACAGGACCCTTAGATTGCTTAGTGCCTACTTCCATTTCTTGTAAATCTCCACGAGACATTGGTAAACCCTCTGATTATCCGAGTATTAAACTATATTTATTTAGATAACTTATAACTTTGATAAGAAATCATTAAAAAGATCTAGTTTATGCTCATCTAGTTTTTTCTGATCAACCAGAGTATTGATCGTCTTGTATGTTTTCTCAGCATACTTCTCACGAAGAATACCACCATCCCATACCCAGTCTTTTCCTTCCATAATTCCAGATACA